GCGCGGTTTGCGGTTGGCTCTTTGGGGCCGACGACAGGACCCGACCCAGGGGGGTGGGGCCAATGCGGTTGATGTTGACGCTGGCGCAGCCTGTTGGCTCGCCTCTTGAAATTCGCCTTATAGAATAACGCGCGCGTGCGCGCGGCAATAGGTAGCGCGTGTGCACGCGTCTGCGCGCACGCGTTTTAAAGTTTTCTACACTATTTTTTCCTACTTTTATGTTTTTCAGACCTACAAGGGATATATAGGAAAGATTTGCACAGAAGTGCATTTCACCCAATAAAATCAAGGGTTTTTGTTGTGCAGATTGTGTCGCGCCGTGCAAGTCGGAAATCTGCACAGATTTTTTGATTTTGGTTTGTGCAAGTCCTGTGCAGATTTTGAAATGACATAATCTGCACAAGTTGCGGAAGGGCGAAACGCGCCCGGCTCCGCCGATTTCGGGTGCTGTCGGGGCCTTGAAGGTCATAGCCTTATCTCCTCCTGGCATATCACGGTCGGCAGTCCGCTGGTGATCTGGATGAGCTGCGCGGGGACCTTGCCCTGCCTCGGAATGTCGAAGGACGGGAAGAAGCAGAACGCCGTGGCCTGTCCCGAGAGGCGGCGCATCTCGCCCTCGTTGATGCGCTTGTAGTTCGCGTCGAAGCTCGCGCTGTTGCCCTCGGTGACGAGGCGCCGCACGCGCTTGGAGGTCCACTTGCGGATTGCGCCCTCCGACGAGCGGAGGATGGCGTCCATGTCGGCGGTGCGGATTATCCACGCGAAGCCGGGCTCGGGTCCCTTCTCCCCCGCCGGGCGCGTCTTGGGGTCCCAGCGCGTCATGTAGCGGGTTATCAGGTCCGCGAGCTCGGCGGCATATGCGATGTCCTCGTTGGCCTCCTTCGCGCGGTCGGTGAGCACCGCCGACACGTCGGAGAACTCCGCGTCGGTGGCGCACACGGCGGAGAGCACCGTCGCGTCGAACAGGGCGAAGCGGCTCTGGTCGCGCGTGCGGTCGGGCGCGTTCGCCATTAGGTCCAGCCCGTCCGCGAGTATCTGGAGGCGGTGCGCGTCGATGAACGCGTTGCCCTCGACCTCCCACTTCGGGCTGTAAACCTTCGGCTTGCGGACCTTTATCTTGTAGGTGCGGGTCGCCATGTCGGTGTCCACTGTGCCGCCATTCATGGTTGCGATCCAGGTGAGGTCGTTCGCCCTGGACTCCTCGCCGCGTCCGTAGGAGGCGCGGCCCGTTATCGACGCGCAGGTGATGAGGTCCGCGAGGTTCGCGCCCTTGAAGCTCTCCGTCATGTTGTCGAGGAGGACGAGCCGCCGCGCGCGGCCCTCGGTGGATATGATGCGCTTCTTGACCTCGTTTATGTCGCCGTTCAGCGACTTGATGTCCATGCCGATGGGCGTTTCGTTGTAGAGGCGCGCGCACATCTTGGCGACGGAGGTCTTGCCGGAGCCCTGCGCGTCAACGGTGTCTATCACCCACGCGGGGCGGGCGCCGTTGCGGGAGTAGAACATCGGCGCGAGCATGAAGGCGGCGATTAGGAGGCGGTCGGCGTCCGTGGCGGGGAGGAAGCGGTCTATCAATTCCCAAAAGCGCGCGTGCGTCGGGTCGGCGGGAGGGAGTAGCGGATAGACGGGGAAGATGTCGTCGCGCTGCGGGTACCACGGCGCGTTGCCTATGCCGGAATACTGCGGAACGGTCTGCAGGAGGCGCTCGATGATCTCGGACCACCCCGCGAAGTTGCCGCCGCTCTGGAAGTCGCTCTGGTGTCCGCTCGTGCCGTTCACCCACGCCTTCAGCGCGTCCTTCGTCAAAATGGGCATAATGCGCCGCTTGTCGGGGTCGGAGTTGCGCGTGTAGTCGAAGAGCACGCCACCGAGACGGCGCGGGAAATTGAGGAAGCGCTCGCGTATCTCGCCGCACACCTCGTCCACCCCGCGCGGTATGCGTGGCGTGACTGTGCGGGTCTGCCCCGTCGGGGTCGTGCGCGTCGTCGGCTCGCCCCATTCCCAGTTGCGCAGCGCGTCGGCGTTGAGCTCCTTCGCGCGCAGCACGTCCGCGTCGTCGGTCGCGTCGGCTATCGGCGCGGCGGCGACGGCTTCGAGTAGCGACGCGACTGTGCCGCCCTCGCGCTCGATGTAGTCGGTCACGTCGCCCTTCGGGAGCTTGCTGATGTTGACTACCTTGACGGACTTCGCCAGCGGCTTTATCTGCGCGAGGAGCGACGCGGCGTGCGCGTGGCCCACCTCGTCGTTGTCGGGGATGATGACGACCTCCTTGTTCTCGAACACCGCGTTGAAGTCGCTCTCCCAATACTTGCCGCCGCCGCTGTTGGTGGTTGCGACGAGATTGAGCCGCCGCATGGTTTCCACGTCCTTCTCGCCCTCGACGATGAACACGCGGTCCGCCTTGACGACGGCGGGAAGATTGTAGAGGACGCGCTTCACGCCGTTTAGGTTCTCGGCGGTCTGCGAGCGCTGCACGAACGTCTTGTCGCGCTTGCCGGCCGCGTCGGTTTTCTCGTAGCGGTCCACGAAGTAGAGCGGCGCGCCGTCGGCGTCGGTGTATGTGTAGGTGACGGCGAGCTTGTAGCCGTCCTGAAGCAGCATCTCGCCGCGCGTCGGCTTCCTGGGCTTGGAGGCTACCTTGAACGGCTCGACGCCGTAGCGGTTGCCGAGCGCGGCGACGGCGTTCAGCGGCGTGCCGCCCTCGATCTTGCAGAAGGCGTCGATGACGGAGCCGCCCTCGCCCGTCACGTGGTCGTTCCAGAGCTGCTTGTCGAGGTCTATGGAGACGGAAGGGTGCGTGCCGCCGCGCCACGTTGCGACTGCGCGGCGGTTGCCCGACGAGAGCGGGACGCCCTGGTCCGCGAAGTATCGGACGAGCGGGACGGCCTTCTTGATGTCCTCGGATCGGTAGATGTTCATGCGTGTTTGACTCCATTCATTCTGCGTTGCGTATCATGTACAATGCCCATAGACAAACTGCTATGTTTGAAACGATGCCGATTGCGGCTACGATTATAATTTTAATGTAATCTTTCATTGTGAAATCACCTCCCCGCTTGCGCGAGCGCGGCGAGACGCCGTGCCGCCGATGAAATTGAGATGTTGCCTGTGCGCTTCGGCTCCGCGTGGAACGGCGCGAGGGTGTTGAGCGGCCGCGTGCCGTATATCTGGAAGCGGACGTTGTTGACTGCCTGCGCGGACGTTTTCGCCGTAGTCTCGTATGAGCGGCGCAGGTGCGTGACAATCCACGCGCGGGGAGCGAACGCGCACTCGCGCTCCGCCTTCGCCGCCGCGATCTCGTCCTGGACGGCGCGCGCCTCGGCCTCCGCCCTGCGCCGCTCGGCGTTCTCGATGACGCGCTCGACGGCGCGGGCGTGCGTCGGCGTCATGGGGCAGTTGCACCCCTCGCCGCCGCCGCTCTTGCGCGCCCAGAAGTCGCGGAACGTCCACTTGCACGCCGCGACGCAGGCGCAGGTCGCGCAGCGCGCCTTCAATTCTTCGCTTGTCTCGCTCATGACATCACCTCGCTTGCGGGTGGATGGTGAAGCGACGCGCGGACGCCGACGTTCGCAAACGGCGCGAGGTCGGCGGCGTCCGGCGCGAATATCGCGCGCCACATCCCCGCCGAGCCGTTGGTGGCGCGGTGGATGAACATGGCGCACGCCTTGACGATATACCACGCGATGAGCGCGCGCGAGGGCGAGCAGAACACGTGGACGTTCGTCGGCGGCAGCATCAGCGCGAAGAGCGAGTTCACGATGCTCTCGGGGTTCGCCCCCGGCGCGAACGGGTAGGGCCGCGACAGGTCCGCCCACGACGCCTCCACGACGAGCACCTTCAAGGTGGCGAACGCCGCGCGGTCGTAGATCTCCCGCGTGAAGCGCGCGCGCCCGTGGGTGAGGGTCGAAACGCAGTCCTGGAGGGACTTGCGCTCGATGACCACCTGGCGCTTGAAGCCATGGACTGAATAGTCGCCCGTGCGGAGCTTCGCGTGCTCCACGCGCACGCCGTATTGCGTGAACGCGGAGAAGTCGAGGGGCCGCTGTTCGCGGCTGTCCTCGATGATCGTGAAGCCCGTCGGCTCTTTCTCGCCCTTGCGCATGGTGTGCCGCCTCCGCGTCGCTTAGAACGGCATATCGTCGGGGTCGCCCTCCTCCGGCGCGGGGACGCCGCCCGGCGCGGTGGCGGGAGCGGACGCCTGCACCTTCGGCGCGGGCTTGCCGGAGATGAACGCGGCGAGGCGGTCGGCGGCGGCGGCCCCCTGGAGCCGGGCGAACGGCGAGATGAAGCGCGCGCGCGGCGGCCAGTACGTGCCGTCGCCCTTCGCGTCCTCCGTGACGGATATAGTCACCTCGCGCCCGAGGTTGCCCTCCGCCATCGCCGCGCCGAGGTCGGCCTCCGTCGCGCCCTGCGCAAGCAGCCCCTGCTTCACGAGGTCCTTCAGCGTCACGTCGATCTGCGTCGGCGTGCGCCCGTCCTCGCGCTTGTTCCACTCCAGCGCCTTGCCCGTCAGCTCGCGGTGCGAGACTTCGAGCTTCACGTCGAAGCGGCGCGGGTCGCTCTCGGCGGTCTGCACGTCGAACACGAGCATGAGCGCCGTCTCGCGGTCGCCCTCCGGCAGCTTCTCCAGCATCTTCTCGGTCAGCTCCTCCGCGCCGATGTTCATGATCGTGGCCTTGCCACGGTATATGGTGTTCTTCTCACTCATTGTCTTGGTCTTTCGTTTGGTTTGTTGGGTTGTTGGGTTGTCGGTTGTTGACTATTTGATAACTTGTTGATTAGCCCTCCTCCTCGCGTTCTTGGAGCACGGCGACGATTGCCGCGCGGTGCGCCTCCGTGATTGCCGGGAACTTCGGCGCGTTGGCGAGTATGATCTCCAGCGTCTCGTTCGGCAGCTCCTCGAAGCGGCGGCCCTTGTTCTTTCCGCAAGGGCAGACTTCGGGATCGGCGGCGGGCGCCGGAGCGGGCGCGGCGGGCTTCGCGGTCGGCGGGACCGCAGTCGGCTCCACCACCTCCGCATCGACGGGCTCGGCCTTCGGCGTGGACGCCTTGCGCTTCCTGGGCGTCGGAGCGGGCGCGGGCGGCGGCGCAACTGGCGAGGGCGAGACGGCGGACGGCGTAATCGCGCGCGGCGCGGCGGGCGCGCGGTCGAAGTCCTGCGCCTCCTCCTGCGTGTACTGCCCCTCCAGCGCCTCCGGGCAGATTGCGCGGATGTAGGTGGCGAGGCAGCGCGCCTTCAGCATCTCGCGCGGGAACTTGCGCCAGTTGTCCTTGAGCTGTCCGCTCTTGCCTATTGCGACGCCGTTCTGCTTGAACTCGTCGAGGGTCACGCGTCCGCGCGTCTCCTCGCCCTCGTAGGTGAAGGTCACGTCGCACACCTCCGCCGTCCATTCGTTGAAGTGCCAGCGCCCTCCGAGGCGGCGGAAGTTGCGCTGCGCGTAGTCGGACTTGATCGTGGTCGAGCCGTCCTGCATGATGTGGTACTTCGCCTTGAATTCGACGGGCGAGAGCCCCTCGATGAAGCAGTTGATGAGCGCGGCGGTCGCGGTGGATTTCGTCACCGCGCCGAAGAAGCCGGACGCGGCGAACGTCTCGCCCAGCTTGTCGAGCGCGGCGGAGTGTTCCACGATCTGGAGCGCGGTCATGCCGTTCGCGGGTACGAGCGCGGTGGTCGGCGGCTCGGTCGTTATCTGCCTTGCGACGCGGCTGGCGGCGAGCGCCGCCTGTGCGGTTGCCATTGGGTCGTTCATGGTTTGTGCCTTTCTGTGTTTGTGTTGTTTGGTATGTTTGGGTTGTTCGGTCGCTTGTGTTGTCGGACTACATATTCGCCTTGAACCACGCGGCGATCTCGTCGCACGCGGCGTCGCTCTGCGCGGTCGCCCAGCACACGTCGACGGCTCCCTCCTTCTCGGCGGCCTTGACGATCTTTGCGAGCGCCTTGTCCGTCGCGGTGAGCTTGACGCAGTAGGTGTGCATCGGCGCGGGCGGCGTGTGGTCCGCCTTGATCTTCGCAACGCGGTCCTTCAGCGCCTTGAACGCGGCGGAAATCTTCGCGTAGGCGCACGCGGGGTCCGCCTTCGTCGAGTAGCTCCAGAGCCGCGCGTCGATTGCGGTGATTACGCGCTGCGCCTCGGTAGCGGCGCACACCTCCGCGACGAGCTTCTTGCCCTTGTCGCGCAGGTCCTCCACGATGTCCGCGAGCCGCGAGAGCTCGTCGCGCGTCTCCTTCGCGTCGTAGTTGGTTTCGTCTATCGCGTTCTCGGCGGCCTCTATCTGCGCGAGCACTTCGTCGCGGCGCGCGTTGATGTAGGCGACGAGCTGCATGGACTTCTCCAGGCTGCCCTGCGGGTTGACGAGGACGAGCTCGCCGCCGCTTGCGTTGGTCTTGGTTTCTTCGGTCATGGTTGTGTTCCTTTGGTTGTTTGGGTGTTTGGGTGTTTTGGTTGTTTGGTTTGTCAGCTTGCGAAGAGCTCCATCTGTTGTGGAACTCCGCAAGAAGGGGGTTTGGGTGCCTCCTCCGCGTCGCTCGCGGCGAATGTGCCGCGCCGCATGGGGAAGCGGTGCAGGAAATAGCCGGGCGTGTAGCGGTCGCGCGAGAGGCGCTTCATGGCGAGCGCGTCGGCGTGCTGGACTATCGCGGGGTAGCCGAGGAGCGATAGCTGGACATACGAGGCGTCGCACGCGCGGAGGTCGATGTCGCCCGCGATGACGAGGAGGTCGCCCTGCCGCACGCCCTGCGAAATCAGCCGCTCCGCGCCCTCGATAAGCAATACGGACGTGCCGCACGCGGGGTCGTTCAACTTCACGATCTGCCCCGGCGCGTAGTTGTCGAGGGTCGGATACAGGCACGCCGCCATCATGCGCGAGACGCACACGGGCGTGAGGAACTGCCCGTTGCGGGTGTTGCTCGCGCCGAGCGCCTCCAGCGCGTGCCCGAGGAAGTCCTCGCGCGCCGCCTCCAGCGCGGCGACTGTCAGCGCGAGCGCCTTCGGGAACTCCGCGAACTCGTCGGCGGCATACCGCTCGCGGATTTCGGCGTACTCGCGCTCGATGTCCGCGCGGGCGTCGGCTTGTATGAGGGTCGTGCCCTCGATTGCGAGCGACATGGCGCGCACCATGTCCGCGAATACCTCCGACTGGCGGCGGTGGCGTGCGGCGCGTTCCACGCAGTTGCAGAAGTCCTTTTTCAGTTTGTCGGTTGCGTTGCTCATGTGTTTGTCGGTTGTTTGGTTGATGTTGAAGTTTTGCCCGCCGCGTTTAGCCTCGGACGGGCGCGAGGGTGACTATGAATACATCCAATACCTTCTTCTCAGTCGCTCGCGTTGTGCATCCCGGCGCGTCTCAAAACGAGAGGGAGGGGTAGGATCTACTGGCCTGCCAGATTGAGTGGCAGGTCAGCATCCTTTCGCGTTGTGACTTTTTCGGTCATAGTTATGTCCTTTTGTCGGGTTTACGATGCGGCCGGGCACGCGCCCAGCTCCGTGAAGTAATGGCGCTCTCCCCAATGGGCCGCCGGAGCGCGCGGCGGTTGGCGGTTTTCTGTTGAGCGCGGCGCATTTGCCGCGTCCTGTTCGTTCCCCCTTTTTGCGCCACGGGCGGAAGGGTCGCCCGTGAGCCAGGTCCCATGCTGGACGCCGCTCGTCCGGCGCGCAGTGCGCCTTAGCGGTGGAAGGTGGCGTCCCCGCGCCGCGTGTCCTAAGCTCACGCGGCGCGTTCTCACGGTCATGGGTCTGCGCGGTTCGGCTCACCGTGTTCCCTCCAAATTTGCCGGGGAGGGTCCCGTCTCTTGCCTTCGGGATTTCCGCGCTTCCGGCGCGCCTCCCGATGGGGCTGTGTAAAATAGATTTGCCATGCGGACGATCTCGCGGACGTTGCCGATTGCCGCGACGCATACAAGGCGCCCCTCGGCGTCGTAGACCGCGCCGCTCTTCGGATTGCGCTTCATGCAATCCACGCGCCACGGCAACGGCCCCGGCGTGAGCAGGAATTTGTTTCCGCTTGCCATCAGTCCGCCCCTCCCTTCACGACTGGCAGAAGGTCGCGCAGATAGCCGCCCATTGTAAGCGGCGGGTTCATCGTCACGACGTCGGCGGCGATCTCCTTCTCGACTACGGCGAGCGCCTCCGGCGGCGTGCGGTATATTCCGCCCAGTCCGAGCGCCGCGCGCGTCGTGCATGGCGGGCGGACTACGCCCACGTGGACCTTGCGCGGGTCTATTCCGACTCGGGCCGCCTTGCGCTGTATGGCGCACGCGACGCAGTAGCGGACGTTCGCCTTCACTGGCGCGCCGCACGCCTTGCAGCTCCTCGATGGGTTGCGGGGTTTCCTGTTCATTTGCCCGCCCTCCATGTCTTGACGATTTCGCGCTTCACCATGCCGCGCGAGTGTCCGTTCTCGAACGCAACGTCGCGCCGCTCGATTTCCGCGCGGTCATACCCGCCGTGCGCCTTGATTGACGCCAGCACCTCCAGCGCCTCCTCGATCGTGTCGGTGGACCCGACTTCGTGTAGCGCGGTTTCCTGCGGGTAGAATTTCTGCGGATTGAACCGCGCGCGGATAGAGAAGCGCGAGACTATCACAAATTTGTCGCTCATCTGCCTGTTCTCCTTCATGTGTGTGGAATGTTCGTGGCGCAGCCGCCCGCGCAGTTTCCGCGAGACTCGATGCGGAGCCCTGTCCGCGACTGGCTCACGCGCACCGGCACGCCGCCCGCCGCCTTCGCCTCCAGGTCGCGGCGCGCGAGGAACTGCGCGCGGGAGGTGATTTGCGCGAGCTTGCGGTCGGTGCGTCCGCCCTCGCCGTGTTCGTGCTGCCAGGTGTTGTAGCACTTGCGCGAGCAGAAGCGGCCGGGAGTGTTTTCCAGTGGCTGGAAGCGGCGTCCGCACTGCTCGCACGTCGCCTTCGGCCGGCGCTTCGCGGCATAGTAGCGGTCGTGGCACTTCTGGGAGCAGAAGCGCTTCCGCGACGACAGCGGCCCGAACGGCGCGCCGCATACCTCGCACCGCTTCCTCGCGTGAGCCCTCACTTGTCGCCTCCTTCCTTTGCCATCGCCGCGCGCTCCTCCTCGATGCGCTCCGTGACGAACTTCGCTATGTGGTATAGTATGTCCTCACTGTCCTCGGGAAGTGAGAGCCATGTCTTGATGACGCACAGTGACGATAACAATCTGTCGCGCCTCTTGTCGCGCCGCTTGAACGCTGCGAGTTCTTTGCGTGTCATTCCGCACCGCCTTCCTTGTCGCTCTTGAATTTCGCGTTGATGTATTCCTTCGCTATCGTCCGAGCCTCGTTGCAGAGGCGGATGAAAGAAGCGCATTTTAAGGCTTCCGCATCCGCGGTGCCGCTGCTTGTAGCTGGGGCGAAGTCAGTCTCCGCCCGGACCTTGAACCCGCAAACCTCAATCTCAACCCTCACTTCGCGCCTCCTTCCTTCTCGAGGCGGTCTATATGGTAGACAACCTCAGAGAGGGTGTCGCCCTCTGCCAAGGTCTTGAAGTCACCCTTATCCAAACGCGCATACCACCGAGTACAACCAATAATACGGTCGTATCCGCCACAGTAGATGTAATAGCGGTTTTTGTAGAGGTACTCGCCATACTCCAGTTTTTTCAAGTTGGGGATTCTTTTCACTTCGCGCCTCCTTCCTTTAGGTCGATTATCAGCGAGATATTGTCGCCTGTTATCTCGCATCCAATGATGATGTCGTCTGGGCGGATTTCCGTCTCTCCGTACAGGAACGAAATAGGCACCTCGTCGCTTGTCAGCCGCGAGGTCACCTCCTTGACCCTGCGCTTGAACTCCAGCCACGTCACTTCGTGCCTCCTTCCTTCTTGCCTGTAATCTTCGTTCCGTTCTTCGCGCATACGCGCACCTCCTCGCGGCACGCGTGCGGCGCGACTGGCGGCAGCACCACTGCCGACTTGTCGCCCGCGTTGTTGAAGCGCCTCGACGCGGAGTAGAAGCCCTGCGCCGCCTTCGTCGTTCCCGATCTCATTCGTTTGTCCTCCATGCTTAGGTTGTTAGAAAATGGACCCCAGCCTACCCGTCAGCCGTTCGCGGGGGGAAAATCAGCAAAAACCCCCGCAGCATGGTATCTGCCCTAAATCGCAACGCGCACGCGCCCGCCGGACTCGTATGCCTCCACCGAGGCGAGCGTGACGCCGAGATCGCGCCCGCCCGCGCCGCTCGCGCCGTCCAGCACGCCCGCCTTGACGAGCGCGTGGACCGTCTGCCGCGTGACGCCGAGCCGGGCGGCCGCCGCCTTCTTCGTAAGTACGGAAGGGCCGCCGCACATGGAGCCCAGGAACCGCGCGAACGCGTCGCGGTCGACGCGCGTGCCTTCGAGGTCGCCCGCCGCCAGCGCGAGCATGGCGCGTCTCGTCGGAGCGGAAAACATCACCGCGCCCCCTTCCCGCTCATCCGCGACTGCTTGCGGCGGATGTGGTCGGTGAGGACCTTCGCCGCGTGCGGCCCCGTCTTGCGCGCGTTGATGCGCGCCTCGGCGGTCAGCGCGTCGAACACGTCCGCGTCGATGTTGAGGTTGAGGCGTCTCTGCCCATTCGGTATCGTTGACTTGCCCATGCGTGTGCTCCTTGCGTTGTTTTCTGAAATCACATACACGCGAGGCACACCACCCACGCGACGAGCGCGGCGAGCGCGAACGGCGCGGCGATTATGCCCCCGGCGATTGCGAGCGCGCGGTCGCGGCGTATCTGCCGCGCGGCGGCGATTTCGTTGTCTCTCATGTCATAGATTGAAGGTGTCATTTTGTGTGCCTCCTGTTGCGTTGTTTAAGATTTTCCGCCCCGGCTACCTGTTTGCCGTTCCTGCCGCGCCCCGCCGCATCTTGCCGCGCCGTACCACTCCCAACCTCGCCATGCCTGCCTTGCCGAGCCGAGCTCTGCCCAACTAAGCCCCACCTATCCACACCTGCCGCGCCTCGCCCGGCCGCGCCTCGCCCGGCCGCGCCGTGCCCCACATGGCCATGCCATACCTGCCGCACCACGCCGGACCTGCCGCGCCGCGCTTCGCCTCGCCATACCGCGCCTCACCGCGCCTATCCTTGCCTTGCCATACCTGCCGCGCCCCACCTTGCCAATCCGTGCCAGGCCACACCAATCCGTGCCAGGCATCGCCTTGCCTGCCTCGCTGTGCCGGTCCTTGCCTATCATAACCCTGCCAGTCCGTGCCATGCCTCGCCTGCCACACCATGCCCGACCCGTCCGTGCCAGGCCAAGCCACGCCAAGCCTCGCCTGCCAAGCCACACCGCGCCAGGCCCAGCCCGTCCCTGTCATGCCTGCCCTGTATCATTTCGCGTGCGCCTCTATTGCCGACCAGATGTCTCCGAGCCGCTTCAGATGTTGGTAGCGCGTTTTCAGCGCGTTCAGCTGGTCCAGCGCGTCCGCCTCCGCGACTGCGAGAAGGTCCTCGCGCTTCGCCACGTCCTCCGCGAGCCGATACGGGTTTTCGCTGCTTGCGCCGTTTCGGTCCACGGACAGATTGACGAACATGGGCGCGTTGTACTTGCGCTTGCCGTCCACGCACTCGATCTCGAATGTGCGGATGAGCCTCTGCGCTTGTATCAGCCTATATTTGTGCGCCGCTTCGGTATCATCCCAACAGAACGCGCCGTGGAGCGGGGAGCTCTCGTCTCGCGCCGCTTCCACTACTGCGCCAGGGCGGAGAAGTCCCCCGTCCCGGCGAGCGATTGCCTTCAATGCCTCGACTTGCGTCATTTACTTGTCCTCCTTGACGATTGCCATGACGGACGCCTCGTCCGAGACTTCGAACGTGCCCCAACCGCATCCGTTGGAGTTCGTGGAGCTCGGACGCCCCTCGCACACGCCGACCTGCATACCCGCGCGGGCTATCAGGTTCACGATGTCCGAAGCGGTGAACTGATCCGCGTCATAGCGGAAGCGGAGACGGCACCCCCATTCCAGCCACTGCGGACGCACCGAAATGTCGCAGACGCCGGTAGCGAGACGTACCATGCTTTCAAGTTGCCGGGGCTCCGCGCCGTAAATCTTGACGAGCGGCGTCCCCTCGGTATTGTCGAAGCCGTCCGCCTCGACGAATAGCGACATTTTCGCCTGGGTCATCTTGAAGCCTACAAGCGTGCACGCCCTGATGCAGGCGTTGCGGAACGCCGGAGCGGGTATGCCGTCCCAGCCGTCGAGACTGACGTGCCGCGCGGCGTTGAACACGGCCGTGAAGTCTTTGGCCTCGCGGACCTTCTTCGACTTCGCGGTGGACCCCGCCTCCTGTTTCGCGCGTATCATGTCGATGGCCTTCTTGGAGAACTTGTGCACCACCAGCGGCGCGGTTCCCCTTATCCACACTTCGCCCGCCTTGATGTTCGGTGGCGTGATGTGAACGGCCTCGGTTGTCTTGTTTGTTGTGCTCATTGTCTGTGTCCTTTCGTTTCGTGTGTTTGTGTGTTGGTTTGTAAGTCGTGCGTTTAGGTGCCGCTGTATGGCGCGCGGCGCTCCCCCGGCTCTGGTGACACACATAACCAGCGCCGGGACGCTGGCCAGCGTTAGGGGTCTCACGCCGCGCGGCTCGCGTCGATGATGGGGCACATCGAGAACGATCCCCAGGGCTTGATTGACTCTTCCCCGAAGTGCTCGGCCTTCTTCTGGTCGATTCGGAACGTGCGCACTTTGTTGCCGTCGAGGTCGCCGCGCACCATCTCGACCGTCACCGTCGAAGCCGTGCGGCGCAATACCTTGACCGCGATGATGCAGTTGCTGTCGCAGATTGATGAGGTGGCGTAAGTCTTGCCAACCTCGAAGCGCTTGATGTTGTCCATTGTGTGTGTCCTTTCTTGAGTGTTTTTCGCTTGCCCCTTTTCCGGGCTTGCGGTGACATTATAGCATAAAGTGCGTTCCCACCGCAAGGGGGAATTTTCATTTTTTTTCAATGCGTCAAAAACACGCCTATTCCGCCAGCGCCGCGAACGCCGCCGCCATGCCCTCCGCCATTTCGTGACTTGCCGAGGCAAAGGCACACCCCGCGCCGAGGCAACCGACAGCCGCCGACGCGGGGCTTCCGCACGCGCGCACGCCACCCGGCGCGAACGCGGGCGAAATCAAAGCCCCTTTTCGGCCCCGAACGCGCGGGGGATGACGTAGTTTCGGAGCGGGACCTCAGAACCCGCCGGGCCGCAGCAGATGTTACTCTGCGGTCGCGCTCTTGATGAGCTCGACTGCGCTTTCCGCGACTCCGCCTGCGCTGTCTGCGGCGGCCTTCGCGGGGTCGTTGTAGTTGAGGTCGGTCTGCGGCTTCACGTCCACCGTCGGCGTCGAGGTCGGCGTGCTTGTGGGCGTCGAGGTCTGCGTCTCGGTGCCGCTCGTCTCGTTCGCCTGCATCTGCGAAACGAAGTCCGATCCGAACGTGGCGCGGGCGTTGTCGTAGACGTAGACGTAGGTCGTCGCGGTCTGCGCGCGCTGGGTCGCCTTCTGGTCGGTCGGCTGTTCTCCGAGCTTGCACCCGCACAGCGTCGCGGCGATGACGAGCGCGAGGGCGACTGCGCAGGGCTTGCACTTTCCGCCAAAGCAGGGGGAGCACGATCCGTCGGAGCAGTCGTCGTCGCACGGGGAGCATTTGCCGCCCTTGCACTTCTGGGTCTTGGAGGCGAGCTTGGCGGCGACCTTAGCCTTAGCCTTTGCCTTTGCCGCTGTAACCTTCGCCTTGACCGCGGATTTGATTGCGTTCTTGAGCTTCATGGTTTTTGCCTTTCGTTTGGTTTTGGACAATCAGATTTTTTTGCTTACGCCGTCAGCGCAGTGCCGATTTCCTTCGCGTCGGTGATGAGCGCGTCGGCTTCGTCCTCCGTGAGCTTGCCGTCCGCGAGCTTCTTGTCGAGGCGGTCCAAGAAGTCGAGTAGCAGGCGGAGCTTGTTCGCGTAGGTTGCCACGATTGCGCGGGCGCGGTCCACGTTGACGTTGTAGCGGTCGAGCGCGTCGTTGACGATGTTGACGGCGTACTTCTTCACGCCCCAGTTGATTAGCCACTTCATTTGGTAGTTCCCTTTCTATGGTTGTTATTTGCGTACTTGTCGAAATCGTTGTGCGCCGGAAGCGCGTCGGTCTGCGTCGGCACGGTCGGCAGGGTGTCGCGGACGGTCTTGAGCCCGCGTTCGCCTATCGCGCCGTATGCGATGACGCCCATAGCGAACAGGAGCAGGAACACCAGCGCGGTGATGATGCGTCCTGTTGTCGTGTCGCGCCGCTTCAAGAGGTCGATGAGGTTGACGTTCGACTCGACGACTCCGCGCAGGTAGCCGTTGGTTTCGTCAACCTTCGATTCGACGGAGTTGATGCGGTCGTAGACCTTCGACAGCTCCTGTTGCGCTATGGCGTTGTTCTGCGGCATTGTGTGTAAGTCCTTTCGTTATGGTAGCCCGAACCGCGCCTTGGTGATCTCGTCGGGCGTCTTGGCGTCCTGGAACTCGCGTTCGATCTGCTTCTGCTGTTCGAGTGTCATGGGGTATGTCCTTTCTAATTCTTGTCCGGCCCGAGCACGAAGTCGCCCGAGCCCGCGTTGCCGAAGAGCTTGCCCGACACGCGGTCGTACATATAGCCGACGGTGCCCTTGCGCACGGGGATGAAGTCGCGGAGCAGGATGCCGTTTTTCCTTATCTGGAAAAAGCTTATTCTGCCAATCCCGTGTGAAGTTGAAGTGGTAAAAATCGAATCCATGTCAAAAATAAAGACGTGTCTCGAACCATCGTATGTCCCAATATCTCCGCTTGTCCACCTTACAGTTGAGTTAAAACTAAACGAGGCCTGCCCATCAGTAAAATCAAAGTGGTATCTATTGAATGTTTTTACAGGCCGTTCGTTTCCAAGGGCGCGGCTCTCTTTGGACGCAAAATCTATATAAAACCAAGAGTTTCCCCAGTTAGCGTCATTCATGCCTGGAGAATACCAAGAACTCCCCTCCTTGAATCCGAAGAAGCGCCTTTGCGTGTTTAACACTTGTTCGTAGACATCAAAGTCGTATACTAAATTATTCTGCGAGACAATCCCCGTATCAATCCACTGCGTCCCCGTGGATTGGAGGAACTCCACCTCGGCGTCATACGGAAGCCGCTTGCCAGCCATTAGCGCGTTGCGTAGGTTTATCAGCATGGCGTCAGCCCTCCGTCGGTATCGCGTCGAGGAACGCGTCTATCTCTTCCCTCGTTTTGCTGAGCGCGTTTGCCGCACCGTCGAGAAGCGCGTTCCACTTCTCCGCGCCGCCGAAGCCCTCCTCGATATAGTCGCAGTCGGTCAGCGCCTCCCACGCCGTGTAGCCCGTGGCGATTTCGGTAGACGAGAGGAACTGGCGCGCCGCGTCGAGCATCTGCGCCTGTGCGAGAGCGGTCTTGATGGAGAGCCGCGTCCACCTGCGCGGAGGGGGCGGCGGGTTCGCAACAACCTCCCAAACGCGACGGATGCAATCCTCGTCCGCGATGTCGTATGCGTGATGCACCTCCCAGCCGCGCGGCTCATAGTGGTAGCCGTCGGGCGCTGGGTCTGTTGGCGCGGATGCGTCGATTGGCAGGTAGCCAGCGCGAGCGTAAGTCTCTGCGCGGGGGTTCCAGATTTCGCGCCCGTCGATGATGAGCGAGCGCGGCGCGTAGGTGAGTTCGCCGCCCGTGAGCTTGCCGAAGTTGCGGTTGATGTTTGCCATGATGTCTGCCCTCCTTGCGTTATGCCGTTATCGTCTGAAGCACCTCGCCCTTGACGAGAAACACGCCCGAAGCCGTCTCGGTGAAGTAGAGTATCGTCGCCGCTCCGTCCGCGCCGATTTCGGGAGCCTCGCCGTCCGCGTTCTCGCAAACGACGCCCTGCGGAAGCGCAAGCTCTGGCGCGGTAGTGATGCCCGACGCCACCGTGAGCCGAAGCCCGAAGTCGCGCACCTTGCCAGAGGTTGCCGTCGGGAAGTTGACGGTCAGCGACGCGAGAGACGACGAAACCGCCACCGCATTGATTGCGCGGTCGTCGAGGGTGACTGCGCCGTTCGTGATGGTCTTGGTGACGAGGATGTAGGGAATTTCGCCCTTGACCGCGACGTTCGCGGCGGGTATCAGCGCGTCCGTCGGGTTGCCGCTCGCGTCCAGCGCGGCGAGGTTGCCTGCCGTCGGGTTGGCGGCGGTCAGCGCGAGGGTGCCGCTTGCCAAAGGGAACTCTATTATGTGGCTTGGTGAATGAGTCTCATCGTCCCCGTCGTTCCAAATGTACAATCCATTCGTCGAGAGCCAATAAATCAAATTCCCGTCTCGCCACTTGAGATAGTTGTCGCCCATGTGTAGCGACCCCGTCATCGTTCCGCCGCTCTTGTCGAGCTTGCCCGCGAGGTCTTGTAGTGCCGTGGTCGCATCTGTGGCGGCTTGCCCAGCGGTGGTGCCTATGTTTCGGAGCGCCTCGTCGATGCTGCTACCACCACTGGAGTTTGCGGGTATGTCCTCGCCAGTCGCGCTCGCCGCCATGCGCGAAGTGTCCGTCGGATGCACGTGGTCGCCGCGCGCGAACGCCGCAGACGTGCCAGCCGCGCCCGTGCCGTCCATCGCGGGGGTCGCGGCCGAGGGGGCGGGGATGTCGCCCGCGAACGGTTCCCACGCCGTGCCGTTGTAGAATTTGAGCACGCCGTCCACCTTCGCCACGTCGCCCTTGCGCAGCGTGCCCGGCACCGCGTCGAAGTAGAGCATCTGCCAGCTCGTCTCGCCCGGCTCCGGCGCGGGAGTCACGCCGAGCGACGCCACGGCGAAGTCTGCGACGCCGAGGATGTAGCCCGTGACCGCCGCGCCGTTCTCGTCGATGCCGTCCGCCATGACGCGCAGTCCGTTCGCGGTGCGTCCGCTCCTCGCGGTCGCTGGTAGTGTCGCCACCCAGACGCCGTTCGCGCTCTGCACCGCCGCGCGAGTGGTAGTCGAGCCGTCGGGGAAGGTCGCCGCGACGAATACCGCAGTGATCGCCCAGCGCCCGCAGTTGGGCGGGACGCCGCGAATGAGGACAGTCGACGGCGAGCCGGTGAACGTGACCGCCTCCGCGAGCGGCAGCTCCGGGTGCGCGGCGTTGAGCCTGATGTCTATGGGTCTAATCATTGATGCCTCCTTAGATGTTAGTAGTCAGCGACGAGCTTATGCGTCGCGGGGTCGTATGTCAGCGCTACGGGCGTAGACTTCGCGTATGTGTTCACAAGGAGATGCGTCGGGACGTGTACGGGTATCTGCTCGAAGTACGCCGTGACGGAGACAATCTCCTCTTTGATCGTCTGGTATACGGATCCGTCGTCGCCTATTACTTCGTACTCGAACGGGTTTTCCCAGTCGGTGGTCTTTTGCTGGATCGGCGCGGGGTCCGTGCGCAGCGTCACCTTCTCGGTGTAGGTGTGCCCGTCGCGGTTGAGCGTACCTTTTATGGTGTATTCGTACCGCAGGAAGCGCCATCCCGCCGCGAGGTTCGTCACGCTGCACTGGTAGTTGGTGTAGTTTATCCCGTCATAGCCGGATCCGCCCGGCTTCGTGCCGTCGTAGTAGCTCGCGCACGTCGCGCGGCATCCGGCGACGATTGCCTGTACGGGCTCTATTGTGACGGTCTTGCTTGCCATTGTTTAGGTCGGATTGATGATTGACGAAATGGACGTGGTGTTGATGGTCTGGTCGCCGTTCTCGGTCCAGCTTGTGATGATGCCGTTCACAACGTTGACTGTCGCGTGCTCTATCTCGAGGCGGTGGTTCGTCGTGCTCCACTGGATGTCCGTCACGATCTTCAGCCCCGTCTCGGTGATGCCGCCGAGCGAGCCTATTTGCTTGTAGGTCAGCCTTCCGTCGCTCTCGCGGAATACCACGTGCCCGGCGTTCGCGCCGCTCGCCTTGAGGTCCGCCGCAATGGTGGAGCTCGATACGGGCGTCCCCGCGTTCCAGTCCTTTATTTGCGCCTTGCCGTCGGCGGTGCGGGTGTTCAGCGACACACCGTCCGTCTCCGCCGAGCCGCCTCCGCCGCCCGCCGCCACCTTGTCCGCGCGGAAGCGGATGACGGGGTGGTCGGGGTCCGCGCGGTCTATCGTGATGTATCCGCTCTGCGGGTCCGTCTCGGCGTCGCCCTTCATGTTGTCCACGTATGCCGTGAGCCAGTTCCACGTCTCGACGAAAAAGCGGAACACCGAGCCGCACAGAAGCCGCCCGTGGCGCAGTTTCTCTATTCTCTGCGGACGCGCCATCAGCTGTTCCCTCCTTCGTCGAGGTCGTAGACGCGCGCGTTCTCGGTCGAGAAGATCATGGCGAAGGACTCCGTGGCGAGAAGGCTCTGGTAGGAGTCCTGTTCGTTCACCGACACGGTGACGGTCCACATCCCCGCCGCCTCGTGCTGGCATACGATGTCCGCCATCGGCACGTCGCCGCCTGGGTCGCGGTCGAACGAGCCCGTCGCGCCGTTCCAGGTGCTCACGCGCGTGGAGCGGTTGAACAGTGTGCGCAGGTCCGCCGCGCAGCTCTCCGCCGTCGCCGCGTCCATGCCGACGTAGCGGAAGGTCTTGGTCGCCGTGCGGGTATATTCCCAGATGTGGTTGTGGACCGTCGGGACCGTGCCCGTCGTCTCCACCCACGAGCCGAACACGACGCGCCGCGCGTAGTTGACCGCCAGCGCGGTGTCCACCACCCTGTTTGCCGAAGTGTATGTGTCGAGAAGTCCCATGTCCGCCGCCTCCTTACAGTGCCACCTTGTCCTCTATCGCCTTGCGGATTGCGTCGATGTCCTTCTGCATCTTCGCCTCCGCCTCCTTGCGCTGCTTTTCGAGCTCCTGCGCCCGCTTCAGTGCGGGGTTGTTGTTCGGGTCCTGGTCCGCGATGAACTCGCGCAGCCGGGCTATGCGCGCGAGATCGTGCGCATTGGTGAAGGCGCGTCCCCTGCGCGCGTTGCCTTCGAGACGCGAGAGTTCGCGCTGCGCGTTGCGGATTACGTTCTGCTGCCGGACGTTCTGCCGCCGCTCGTCGCGCGCGAGGTCGCGTTCGCCGCGCTCCCACTCTCCGAAGGTCTTGCCGCCGCGCGCGCGCTGCGCGTTCTGCTCCAGCACCTGCGCCTCGTCGTGCGCCTTGCGTATCTCCTCCTCGAGCGCGTCCATCTTCGCCTTGTGCTCCTGGCGGATTGCGTCGATGCGCTCGTTCGACGCCTTCTTCTCGGCGTCGCGGCGCTTCTTCTCCGCCTCCGCCTCGAGCTTCGCCTTCTCGTCCTCCAGCTTCTTCGCGGTGGCGGCGGCCTCCTCCGCCATCTTCTTCTCGGCGTCGCGGACGATCTTCTCGCCTTCCTTGACCGCCGTCTCGACCTGGAGCCGCGCGAGCTTCATGGCCTCCTCCGCGTTCATCTGCTCGGACTTGTTGCCGCGCACCTTCGCCGCGTCGATGTCGCGCTGCGCGAGGCGGACGCGGAGCTCGGCCTGTTCCTTCAGCTCCGCCGCCATAGCCTTCGCGCGGGTGAGCTCGTCGGCGTCTATGAGCTCCGCCTTGCGCCGCTCCTCGACGATCTTCTGCTGAAGGGTGTAGTATTCCTTCTCGATGCCGAGGTGCTCCAGTGCGCGACGCTTGGCGTCCTCCTGCGCCTTTGCCGCCGCCTTCACCGCATCCTCCTCCGCCTTGTCGGACTCCGCCTTGCGCTTGCGGTACTGCTCGACGCGCCTCTGGTAGCCGCGCGCAGCCGCCTCGAGCGTCATATATTCGCGCGACAGTCCACGAGCGGCGAGCCGCGCGTCCTTCATGAGCTCGTTGTGCTTCTTCATGAGCCCGATGACCGTAGTGAGCGCCATCGCGCCCACCTGCCACATACCGCCGCCGAGCACGAGCTTGAACACCGTTCCGAACGTGCCGCCGAGCATCCCCGCCGCGCGCCCGAGGTCCGCGACGCCTTTCTTGCTCATGCCGAGCCGCGAGTTGAGTATGCCCACGTCGTTCGCGGCGCTCGCCAGCCCGTTGCCGGTGCGCCGTTCCGCAATCGTGAGGTTTATCTGTCCGTTAGCCATTCTGCAATCCCTCCGGCTTCGCGGCGGACGCGCCGCGCACCTCTTCTATGAGCGCGTGCCACGCCACCGACGCGCGCGTGCCCTCGCCGTCCTTGAACTCCCAGCGGTTCAGCTCCCACGCGCGGCGAAGTGCGCGGTCGAGCTGCGGAGGCGTCAGGCGCTTCAGGTCGTCCAGCGCCGCGCCTGTGACGCCCACGGCTTCCGCGAGGTCCGCATACATCTTGTCGCGCCTCGTCATTCGCGGCGCATCTGCCGCGCGGCCCTTCGGCTCGGGCATCGGCAGGTCGTCGTATCCGTCGTCGTCGCCGCTCACGCAGTAGGCCAGCGCGTCCAGGAGCTCGCGCTCCGTCGCGGCGATCGTCCGCATGAACGCGCGCGCGCGCTTCTGGACCGACTTCGCGTTCCGCATCTCCTCGCCGTCGAAGAACCCCGGCTCGTCGGCGTGCGCCAGCGCGTATGCGCGGAGCATGAGCGCCGTGTCGCCGTTTGCGGACAGCGGCGCGGCGACTTCGAGGAGCCACAGCTCCGACTGGATCGTCGGCTCGTGGAAGAGGACGCCGCCGCAGAAGCGGACGCGCGGAGCGGAGAGGAACGGCGCACCGTCCGACGCCTTCGCCCGCGCAAGCAGACGTGCCGCCGTGTCGATGCGCACCGCGTCGAAGGGCGTGACGTTGACGCCCTCCGCCGCCAGCCGCTCGAACATCTCCGCCGCGAGTTCCTGCATGGCCCCTCCTTACGTCGCGGAAGGATGCACCGAGGTGAGGTTCTTGCGGAGCGTCGCGGTCCACGTGGGGAAGTCCGCGTCGGGATTGTCCACCGTGAGCGGCGAGACGATCTCCCACCCCGTGCCCGCCGAGATCGTCGGCGCGGTGGAGCCGGACTGCACGATCGACACCGCCACCTCGACGCGCCCGTTCTGGATGTCGTGCGCGACGATTTCGCCGTCCACCGTCGCGGTGGAGAGGTCCGCCGTCGCGGTGTAGTTGCATCCGTTGACGTAGCAGCCCGCCCCCGTAAGGGAGAACGCCGAGTCGAGTATCTGCGCGTCGTGCCACTTCTTCAGCGCGAACGCGGGGAGGGTGATGGTCGTCGAGGTCGTGGTGGTCGCACCAGCCTCGACCTGTGCGCCGCTGCACTGGAGCTCCGCAACCGCGCCGGGCGCGGTGTTCCAGCTCACCGAGGTGAGGGCGAACGGCTTGCTGTCCACCGTCGTGATCGCGCCGAGCTTGATGGCGGACATGGTGATGTCCGCTATGACCTCGTAGGTGACGGACGGCGCGGACTGTTCTCCGAACACCTCCATCGCCACGGTGTCACCGATCTCGTCGTGCGCCTCTGCGGTGGTTGCGCTCTTGTTGAGCGAAGAGTTCTTCAGCGACAGGCTCGCGTTGGAGCCGAGGCCGAAATAGTCGGGTTTGCTGGGGAATGACATGGTTTATGCCTCCGTTGTCGTTGTTTCTGTGAATATGCCTTTTACGGCGAAATTGCTTGTTGTGGAAATCACGGACACGTCACCGATCTCCGCGCTGTCCTGTCCCGCGTCCAGGCGGAAGCCGGCGGCGCGGAAGTTCTCGGTCGTGAGCGCGGCGGACATCTGCTCTATGTTCGCGTTGTCGTTCCACCGCAGGAACACGCGCTCCACGATTGCCGCCACCTCGTCGAAGCTGGCGATCGTCGGGTCGTCGCTCCATTCCAGCCGCACCGCCACGGACACCGAGAACTCGATGATGGGCGACGCGTAGCTCTCGGCGTTCGCGGGCGTGACCGTCACCATCACCTCGGGCCGTCCGTCGCCCGTCGAAACCTTGACGAAACCCTCCGCGACGCTTTCGCGGAAGCCGCGCACAAGCGCCGCGCCGTCCGTCGCGGTCTTGACTGCGGCGACCACCGCCGCCTCGAGCTGCTTTACAAGTGATGTCATCTTGCCCTCCTTCCCTTCACCTCCGGGAACGGCGTAGCCACGCGCTCCCCGAACTTCCGCTCCGCCACCTTGCACAGACGGCCGGCGATCTTGTTCGCCGCGCGCTTCAGCGCGAGATCGATGGACGCGGGGCCGCCCTGGAGCGCCTGGACCGCGTAGCCGAGCCCGTCGCGTATCTGCAGCATGAACGAGCCGCCCGTGTCGGTCTTGCGGACCATTACGTTCGCCGCCGCTATGCGCGCGAGGCGCATATCCGCGCGTTCGTCCTTCACCTGGCGCGTCGAGAGGCGGTTCATGGCGATGCCCAGGGCGCGGCGCGCGAGTCCGCTGTTCTTCACCTTGCCCCACGCGTCGAACGCGCGGCGGAGGTCTGCGGATGTTGCGCGGGGCTTGCCGCGCTTCGTCGTGCCATCCACCTTCATCCACTTGACGATGTTCACGCGGCGACCGTTGCGCCAGCGCGTCACCACGGTGCGCCTAAACGAGCCGCGCGCGTATGTGATATACTGCGGGTCGGACTTGCCCCACCGAACGTCGCGGCGCGGTATCGTGCGCGGAGCCACGCGGGTGAGCGTGCGCAGGGACACGAGCGCGTCTATGCCCGTGGCTATCACGGCGTCTGCGGCAGACTCGCCCAGGTACTTCTGCCGCTGCCTTATCAGGTCGGAGAGCACCGAGAGCGGCGCGCCGTCGTAGTCGGCGCTTATGTCTACCGCGACCACGGCGGAACCCTCCCAGGCTTCCAGTCCGCCACGAGCGCGATGTCGCCGCTCGGCAGATGGTTGACCGCCGACGCCTTCAGCCACATCTTCGCGCCGGTCCACTCCATGCACATCCACTCGCCTATCTGCGGATCCTCGACGAAGGTCCAGGCGACGCGCGGGAACGACACGTTGAACGTCCGCGCGACGCTTGGAGCGCTTGCCTCCGGAAGCGTCTCCATGTCCTCCGTCACCGAGCAGCGCAGCGTGAGCTTTATGCGGCGCTCGTCGGGACGGACGCCGTAGAACGCCACGGGCACGCTGTAGAACGGCGCGAAGGCTCTCGAATTGGTGAACTTGATGGGCATGGAGAACGGACCCTTTTACTTGATGATGATTTTGATGATGTCGCCGGGCGGCGGGCGGGTTGCCAGGGGAAAGGATCGCACCCTGCCCGCCTCGCCGCCAGGCGTAAGGCTTAGGCCGTCTTGAGCTGGTAGAAACCCGGCGCGCCGTTGGAGCTCTGGAGCGAGAGCGCCGTGCCGAAGAGCGTGTCGACGCTCCACGAGCAAGTGCCCTGATCCGCGTCCACGACGACGCGCTGTCCGAACGCAAAGCCCGTGGCCTCGTCGGTTATCGTTCCGAACTCGATGAGGTTGCCGCCCTCGCGGACGGGCGTCACGACGCGGTTCGCGGAGGCGATGGCGCCTTCGGGAACGATGAAGCCGAAGCCGTTGTTCGCGTTGGCGGCGGACGCCTTCGAGCAGTTGGGCGAGCAGACCACGGCCTTGAAGCCGAGGAAGCGGCCAATCATACCCGTGCGGACGGCCTCGTCGGATCCGATGACGTACTGCGGAAGCACCGCGAGGAGCTTGGAGTACGTGACCGGCTCGAGGATGAGGACGCACTGCGCGGGGTCGAGGTCCTTGCCGATGGCGGCGGCATGGAGCGCCGTGAAGTCAGCGAGGGAGGCGGTCGTCGCCTGGGTGATCTGCGCGGTCGCGGCGGAGTAGGTCAGGAGGCCCATGATGGTCTGAACGACGTACTTGCCGATGGCCTCACCAGCCTTCGGACCCATCTCGGCCCAGCAGGGCGCGAGCTCGTTGGTGAGCGCGTCAACGTCGCCAATCGTGAAGGTCGACTTGCGGTGCGCGGAGAGCGTGATCGTCGCCGGCTTGATGGTGTTCGTCGGGTGGGTGTAGCCCGCGCCCGCGCCGAAGTTCTCGGAGCTGGCCGCGAGGACGTTCACGGCGATGCCGGAATACTGCGTCGACCCGACCGCCTGGAAGTTGGTCGAGAAGAGCTTGGTGAACTCGAGGTAGGGACGGGCCGCGAGGATGACCTTGTCGGCTCCGGCGACGAGTCCCTGGGAAGTTACGGAAGTTGCCATTTTTGTGGTTCCTTTCTGATTGATTGTTTACTTGATTTTTCCCGCGCGCTTTGCGGCGCGAAGGGCCTCGCGCTCTTCGGGCGTCTTGGCCGCCTTCATTTTGGCTGCATAGCCGGCCTCGGAGGGAGGTGTGAGTACCCCGGCGGTCAGCGCGTCGCGGGTGGCTTCGAGGCGCTTGGCCTTGTCCTCGGACGCCTTCAGACTGTCGCGGACTGCCGCGAGGTCGTCGGTTGCCTTCTGGAGGGCCTTTGCGTTCTCTTCGAGCTTGGCGGAAAGCTCGCTGACCTTCGCGTTGGCGTCGGCCAGATCTTTCGCGCCCTGCTCGAGCTGAGTTTTAAGTGCTGCGTTTTCTGCGTCGCGCGCGGCGAGCGCGGCCTTGTGCTGCTCCTCTGCCGCCGCGAGCATCTCGACGCTCTTCTTCTGGAGGTCGTTGAACTTCTGGGAGAGGCCCTTGAAGCGAGCCTCCCAATTGGCGGAGCTTGCGTCCTTCGCTCCCTCCGCTTCGCTCCGCTCTCTCGGGCGCTCGACTATTTCAGGTTGCGCGGGTGGCGTCAGCTGCGAGCCGGACGCCTCGGGTTGCGCGGGGGTCTCGGGCGCTTCGGCCTTCGGCGGTTCTCCGGGCGTCTCGGGCGCTTCGACAGGCGCTTCGGCCTTCGGCGCTTCGGGCTTGCGGTCGTGAAACTCGACGAGCGCCTTTGCCGCTTCGGGTGCCTTTGCAAAGGCGCGGCGGGTGAGCGACGCGGCGGCCTTCATTTCGCCCGCGTAGTCGTCGACGAGGAAGCCGGCCTCGCGCGCTCCTTCGGCGCTGAGCCACGTTTCCGCGTCCATGAGCGCCTTCAAATCGTCGGCGGTCTTGCCGTATGCCTTCGACTGGTAGAAGCTCAGGATGCTGTCGCGCATTTTGTCGAGCGTGTCGGCGTCCTTGCGCAGCTCCTCGGCGTTGCCCATTGTGACGGTCCACGGGTTGTGGACCATGAGGAACGCGCCCTGTCCCATCTTGAGCTCGTCGCCCGCGCACGCAATCACGGACGCCATAGACGCCGCGACGCCGAGAACGTTGCAGGTCTTTTTGCCCTTGCCGTACGCCTTGATAGCGTTGGCGATGGCGAGGCCGCCAGCAACGTCGCCGCCGTTCGAGTTGATGTTGATCTCGATGTCGCCGTCCTGCTTGGCAAGCCAGCCGATTACCATGCCGGGCACGATGTCCGACTCGAACCAGCGCTCGCTGTCGTTTGCGACGATGTCGCCCAATAGGTTGAAGGTTGCGCTCATGCGTTCTCCTTTTGCATTTGATTTTGCGGGATAATCTCGCCGCTTACTGTTTGAAGCCCCGGATGCGGGACGCCGTGTTCCGTGAAGAACTTGATTTCTTCCTCGTTCTCCAAGACTTTCGACTTCCAATCCGGGCCGTAGATTTCGTGGTAGTTGACCGTGAAGTTCTTGAGGCCGATCCCGATTGCGTTTGCCTCGTCTATCGGGTTCAGCGCGCGCTCTTTCGGATGCGCCCACTTCACGCAAGTGCGCCGCCAGTCCTCCGGGAGCTCGGCGTCCTGCGGGATCTCGCCGCGAAGCTGCGCACGCCTGGACCAATTCGCAAGCACCCAATCGAGGAAGCCGCGCTCAAGGCGCGCGAACTCGACGCGGAACTGCGTGTTGGCGAGTATCATCTCGGCCATTGAAGCCGAATAGGAGCTATCGGCCTTGCCGACTGCGTAGATCGAAGTGAGGCCCGCCGCGTATGCCGCGCCGGAATGGAGCCAGCGCGAAAACTCGACGAGGTTGTTGTTCGGGTGCTTGGTGTCGAACAGCTCCATCTTCACGCCGGGCGGAAGCACGTCGTATATCACGCCCGCTGACGTGATGGAGTCGATGTCGAGCCTCTGCTGGGTGATCGCTTCGTCAACTGCTTCCTGCTGCTCGTTCACGTCCTCCGGGACGGCGAGCGGCGCGGTGGCGTCCGGGTCGAGCTCGGCGGAAAGCTCCCCCTCGCCCGTCTCGGCCTCGCCCTGCAATACCTGCGCGATGATCTGCGCGTTGCGCTTGGACGCCTGGACCTCGAAGCCCTGGATGTCCGCGCCGTCGCTGATGGTGCCGAGGCCGCTCCAGAGCGGTGAACTGCCGCGCATTTGATTGACGCGATGGAAGTTGCGCAGCATTGTGAAGAACGTGTCGCGCCATTTCTGGCCGGCCGGCTTGATGAGGGTCCACGCCGCGCGGCGTCCCTGCTCGTCGAATAGCCGGTATTCCGTCTGCCCGCGCTGACTCCATGAGACAATCACGCCGATGGTCTTGCCGTTCTCGTTCTTGATGATGCCCTGATGCTGGGTGTAGTTGGGGAACGCGGACTTGAAGTCGCCTTCCTCCAAATTGCCGATGCAGTCAGGCTCGAAGGCGATGATCTGTCCGGAGTCGCCGCGCGTCAGGCCGTCGTCGTAGACGAGCGCGAGGTCTCCGCCGATGTAGAGTGTGCGAAGAACCAGGCGCAGAAGCTCCTGGAGTCCATTGTCGTCGAAGTATTCCGCCTCCTGAGCCCATTCCGCGAACGCGCGGTGGATCCGCTTGCCCTGTTCCTCATAGCCCGCCGGGAACGTAAAGATTGCCTTGCCGCCTTCGACGCCGATGACGTTGTTGGCGAGCTGGTTCAATATGCCCTCCATGTGCTCCGAGTTGCGCTCGGTGTTGCGCGCGAGGGCGATGAGGCGGTTGCGCTCCGATGCCGTGACTTGGCTCAGCTCGTCGCCCGTCTCGGCGGAAGTCCAGCGGCGGTTGACCTGATCGGGACCCCACACGGTCTTGTAGCCGCCGCGTCCGAAGAAGCCGCCCATTCTGAGGCGGTTGATGAGCCGCCCGGCTGCTATGCGCTGCAAGCGCGGCGGAAGTGCCGCGAACGGGGTGGTAGAACTCACGCCGAGCTTCCGCGCCTTCTCTGCGCTCTCTGTCTCTCTGCGTCTCTGCGTGATATTCTTCGATGATTTCTTCATTTCCAAAACCCTCCGCAGCGGACCGTCTGGACGTGCCTGATGCCTGTGTTGTTCGGGAACGCGGCGAGCGCCATGTTGATCTCCTGGACGCGCGAGGCGTAAACGCCGCGCAGCTTGCGGAGCTTGTCGAGGTCGGCGTGCGTGTAGCTCTGCGAGCCGCCGCCGGCCGAAAGTGACGCGGACGCCGTGCCGCTGATTGCGATTTCATGGATGCAGCGGTCGATTTCCGCGATCCAGAAAAGATAGCGGTTTTTGTTCTTGAGTCTGTTCGATATGGCGCTCATCACGCCTATAATTTAGCATAAATCAAGGGCAATTTATTTGCGCGGCGTGATTTTGTTGCCCCATTGGGGCAACTTTCGTATTTTTGATGGCCAAAATTCGGCGTTTTATCCGTTCGCGCGACGGTAAACTACCACCTCGCGCGCGCCACAGCGGACGCACTTGACGTATATGCGGCGCTCGCCCTTGATGACGCGCGTCGAGTATTTCCGCCACGGCTGCCACTTCCCGCACTTCGGGCACGTCTCGATCTTGCGGACGATCACTTGATGAACCTCCCCCGCTTGAACTTCGGCTTTACCTTCCGCCGGACGGCGAGCCGGGCCGGGAGCGGCGCAAGCGGCGCGTCCTCCATGTCGCGCTCCATGTCCTCGAGCGGCGGCGCGACAATCTCCTGCGCCACCTTCACGCCGAGCGCCGCCGCGTCCACGGTGGACGAGAGCGCGTCGTAGGCGCGATACCACGACGCCATGACGAACGCGCCCGTGAGCGCGTCGCACCAGTGCTCCGGGCCTGTCGTGTTCCAGTCCCACGCCACGGTCGTGGACTTCGACGCGCCGCCGCCGTATATCTGATACTTTCGCACCAGCCGCTCGGCGCAAATCTCCTGCGCGAAGCGGCGGTGCTCCGCCGGGTCCGCCCCGAATATCGAAAGCGACCCCGGCGTAAGCGGCACGCCGAGGAGCCCGCTCTGCATGACCTCGCGCCAATACGGGGCCATGTAGCCGAGGAACTGACCGTATTTCGACGGCGCGGCCTTCATGTGGTCGCCCGTGCGGATGGTGGTCGACTTGCTCTCGTTGTATCCCTGCCACGAGTAGCCGCGCGCCGCCGCGAGCTCGAAGCCGAGGGGGAGCCGGTGCCGCAGGACGAACAGCGCGCGGTGGACGACGGCCGGGAGCCAGCCACGGTCGAAGCCGAACGCGCGCACCCGCACGGCGCGCCCGAACGAGTCGCGTATCTTGCGCGAGGCGACGTACTGCACGACCTCCCGCATGGCGGACGCGACGATGTTGTCGCGCTCCGTCTCGCTCGCGTTCTCCGGGACGAGCGCCGTCCCGTCCGCCGGGAGCCGCCCGTAATCGATGACCGCGCCGACGCGCCTGGGGCCGAAGGCGACGAGCACCCAGGAAAGTCCCGCCCCGGCCTTGATGTTCACGTCGCAGAAGCCGACGACGGTATCGGTGCCGGGCGGACATACGCCCCGCTCCGCGCCGTTGAGCGCGTTGCACACGCGCCCCACGTCCAGCTTCAGCTCCGTCGCCGCGTCCGCGACGTGCATCATGATCTCGGCGTCGAACGCCTGCTTGCCCATCTTCGCCCGGAGGTTCAGGAGATGGTGGTTGATGTCGATTTCGCGCGCCCTGTCGAACTGGAGCGGGTCGATCGTCTCCATGCCGGCGAACAGGTCGCGGTTGTCTCTATACCACGCGGTCGAGCGCGTCCTCCTGAAGTCGCGCGCGGCGGCGTCCAGCGCGTACTCCGCGCAGAAGAGCTCGACGAGCTGGTCCCACTTGTCCGGGAGCGTCTTGATGAACGGCTGGACCTTAACGCTCCACTCCGGGTACTGGTCGCGCGACGAAATCGCGGTCGCCACGTCACCGAACCGCTGCGGGGTGATCGTGAGGAACGCCGCAATCGTGGAGTCGTGCCCCGCGAGGCCGAGCGCGTCCGAGTGGATGAACTCGAGGATGCTCTCGACGAGCTTGGGCGACGCCGCCGCCTTCTTCGTCTGCGGGTCGTCAAAGAGCAGCATATCGGGACGCTGCCCGCCCTCGTTCGCGCCGCGTATCGCTCCGCCCACGCCGGTGGCCGCGAGGATGCCGCCGCACGCGGGGTCCAGTAGCTCGCCGTCGTCGCCGCGAAGGGTTGGCAGCGTGATCTGCTCCGCGCCCCACTCGATGTCCGTCGGGACGTGGTTGTACGTCTGCGCCGCCGCGCGCTGCGACACGCCCTTGAGCGCCTGGATGCCGACCGCGACCGCCGGGAAGTCGGCAAGGAACTGCGGCGACCGCGCGAGGATGCGCTTTATGGTCTTGAGCGACTTCTTCGCCGCCGCGATGGACGCGCCGATGATGACGACGAACCGCCTGTGGCCGTAGAGTATCGCCCATATTGCCGCGATGTAGACGATCCACGTCGTCTTGCCGCCGCCGCGCGCGTAGAGCTCCGCCGTCTGGCCGCCGTTAAGTATGCACTCCTGCGCGTCGCGGATGAGTCCGTCGCGGATGTCGGGCGAGGCGCGGTGGCGCAGGAGGTCGCGGCAGTAGTTCCAGCCGAACGCCTCGAGGTCCATCCGACACGACTCCCTGCGCTCCGGGTTCTTGACGGGCGGGATGCTCCCGAGCTCGTTGCGGCGGGCGATGAACTCGGCCTTGATGTCTGCGCCAGACTTCGGCGCCTTCTTGTTCGCCGCCTTGCGGAGCTGGCGGACGGTCGCGGCGGCGCGGTATGCCTTGAGCTCGTCGGCGTCGAACGGATGCCCGATGGTCGCCTCGGCGTTTCTGCGCGAGACGCCCTGCAGCGCCAGCGCGCGTATCTGTTCGAGTGTTGTCACGAGTAGTTAGGTGGTTTGGTGGTTAGGTTGTTGGGTGGTTAGCGCGGCGCATTTGCCGCGCCCAAGCGGTTTGAGCCATTGTTCCCAGATTGCGGACGCGATGTGCGCCATCTGCACCGGCGCGACGCTCATGCCCGTGAGGAAAGTCGCCTGTCTGTCGGTCGGGAAGTTGTAGTCCGTCGGAAATGTTGCAATCAGAACTCTCTCTTTGCGATTGATAAGTCGAGGCACATTGTAGACGAACTGCATTCCGGGGCCGTCAAGTGTAGACACGACGCAGTTGTCGCGTGCGAGACTATGCGTAAACCACCGCTCGTCCTTTGGGTTGATGCGCTTTAGGATGTCGCCATAAAAACCATCTGTTGGCTGTCTTTGCTTCCATATCTCGAAGCGCTCTGGCGTAATAGTCTGCGCGTTATCGTCTCTGTCTCGTATCTCCCCGAAAAGTATTGGCTCCTCCTTAGTGCCGATTGTGAGCTTCGGGAGCTCTGGCATATCGTCGCGCAGTCCGATGAAGAACGTGCGGACGCGCATTTGCGGCACGCCCATTGTCGCGGCATTTAACAGAAAGACCTGCGTTCTCCTGTAGCCACACGAATGAAGTCTGTCGATGATGCGCTTGCAGTAGCTTTTGGCGTTGCCGCGAACGAGCCCTGCTACATTTTCCAGCAGGCAAACGCGCGGCCCGAGCTTTGCGATGGTGTCGCAGTAGACGAAAACGAGATCGTCGAGCGTCTGTTCCGCCTGCCCCTCGCGGAATTTCTTTTTCTTGCCCCATGCTTTTTCACGGCTGCCCTGCATTGAGAATGTCGAGCATGGCGGCGAGCCGTCGAGAATGTCGAGGTCGTAGAGCTCGGGCGCGAGGTCGTCGCGCTGGTTGAACTTGCGCAAGTCCTCGACGAACATATAGGTCGGGTGATGGTTTTCGATGTAGGTTTTTGCGATAGCGGGATCTATCTCCACGCCGCCGAGATGGTCGTATCCCGCGAGCTTGTAGCCCATCGTCGAGCCGCCGCCGCAGATGAACGTGCCGAAAACCTTGCAGCCATGATGCTCGATGCCTTTGGCGGGATAGCCGTCCGCAAGTCGCCAGCGGTATGGGAAGCGGTGCTCACTCATGGCAGACCACCTCCACGAGTGCGGCGGCTATGTCGTCGCCGTGTTCCCTGAGCTTTGCGACTACGCGGGTGTAGTCGTCACTCGACAGCTTGACCTTGAACTCCATTTCGTCCTTGAACGAGTCAATGTCGATTTCGTTCGACTCCGCGAGCTTCTGCGTTGCGCCTATCAGCTCCTGGAGCGCGTCGGCGCTCATGAGCTCGGCAAGTTCGTCGCGGTCGTACTGCGCGAGGAGCTTTTCGGCGTCGAAGCTGCCGTCGCTGATGTTCGCGTTGATGCGGAACTCGTGCCGCTCCGCCTCGCTCATGGCCGTGATGTCCTGGAACCACTCGGCGGGAACCTCCCCATCCTCGCCGTATGCCGCCTTCAGGCAGCGCAGGCGCTTGTTGCCGCTTATCACCATCCGCCCGCCGCCGGGCGCGTCGGTGACATACGCGATGCGCATGGCCGTCAGGCCGAGCGGCACGCGCTTCAGCTTGCCCGCGAGCCGCCGTATCTCCTCGTCGGTCGCCACGCTCACGTTGTCCGGGTCTTCGCGGAACAGCGAGAGCTTCATCTTCTGCGCGCGCTTCACTTCGCACCTCCCTTCATGATCTCGGCGGCGAGCCGCCCTTCCTTCACCGCGCGGTCGAGAACCGTCTCGGGGCGCTCGGTTGTATGTATCGTGTCGGCTGCGGCGATGCGCGCCAGGATTGGCCCGAGATCGGCAAGCGCGGCGCGGATTTCCGCCCGTACGACCTGCTGAAAATCGGTGGTTTTGCTAACTGCTTTTTTGCTCATGTTTACCTCGCTTTCTTTGAGTTTTCATTACTCGGTAAATTTTCAACACCTTGCGCGGTTTGCGGTTGGCTCTTTGGGGCCGCCGTCAGAACCTGACCCCCGGGGGTGGGGGCCAATGCGGTTGATGTTGACGCTGGCGTGGCCCGTTGGCTCGCCTCTTGAAATTCGCCTTATAGAATAACGCGCGCGTGCGCGCTGCAATAGGTGGCGCGTGTGCACGCGTCTGCGCGCACGCGTTTTAAAGTTTTCTACACTATTTTTTCCTACTTTTATGTTTTTCAGACCTACAAGGGATATATAGGAAAG